ATATGATGCCCAAGTAGCTGGGATTGAAATACCAGCATCTTCTAAGTTTTGTGGACCTACACCAATGTGAATCAATCGTGTAGAACCATCTTGTGAATCATAAGCACCATTATCAAACCAATAAACGTTATCAGCGGTTCTTGGTCCACCACCATTTGTTGTAATGTTGGTAAAATCATTTGTTTGAATACTACTACCAGCAGCATTATACCACGTTACTTGAACCCAAAATACATCTTGTGCTGTTATATCATTGTTGTCAAAGTTACCATTGTATAGTGAAATAGTAGCATATTCATTTTCTTGAATACTCTGTGTAGTAGCACTATTTGATAACACGTGTTGATGATTGAATGTATTATATACACTCGCTGATTCTGCGGTATAATAAGATGCTGATGGGAAGTTCCAATTTACCGCATCATAAGGGTCAACTAAACCATTAGTAAAGGTATAGAATGCTGAACCACTTTTTGCTGGGTCGCCCTCGGTAGCAGAAATACCATTATACATTGTAATAGACGATGATAATGATGTTCCATACTCTTCACCAAACAACACAATAAAATCCTTATTAGCAAAAGATGATGTAGCAAACTTTTGTGTTTTCCATACATCATCAGCTGTTAAATATGATTTTAGGATTTGACCAACATTAAATACACCCTTAGCATTAGGGTTAGGTTGTTGTTTAATGCGTTGTAAACGTGTCGCTGAACCACTTTCATAAATGTCCATCACAAATTGGAATTGTGGCTGTGATGATTGGTTTGAATTGACATTGAATAGCACATCGCTATTCGCCATTCCAGGTGATGTAGGTTCTTGTGTAATTCCTATTGCCATCTTATAGATTTATTGTAATTGTTTTACCATTTAATTGTTTAGCAATACCATCAGCTATGTCTTGTGCTGCAGCGTTAGCTACATTTTGCGTATTTCTATTTAGGGCTTCTTGTAGTGATACACCAATGAATGGTTTTGGTTTTTTGAATCGTTGTCCTCGTTTTTCAATTGATTTAGCTACAGCCCAAGCAAATTGTTGTGGAGTCATTGCTGTTGGAACATTGATGCGTTTTAATTTAATCCAATCAGCTATTGCTTCAACAGGCGGCATTCCACCCTTACCTCGTTCAGCACCATCATCAACATAATTACCATATTTTTTATATGATATAGGATATGTAATGTTTCCTTTTTCATCTTGTGCTTGTAGAACTTTAATACTATTAACTAAATTACCTGTAACAACAGAATTATTAGAATATAGCCTATCAACCATCTCTTGTGCTACAATGATGGCTGTATCTCTTATTTCAAGTTCTAACGAGGGTAGTTCCATTATCCTGGGAAGTTACAATAGTTATATACTCCGTCTTCTGTTACATCAATTTGGGCAACCCATCCGTATACTCTATCATTGAATGCTTCGTTTACAGGGGTCATTGTTACCAAATTACAAGCAATATTTCTATCACTTGTAGGACCATAGTTTAAGTATGAAATAATATCATACAACCATAATTCGGTATTTGATTTAACTAACAATGGTGATTGGTCACTTAGTTTAGGAACATCTAACGAATATAATTCAAATGTTAAGGTGCGTGTTTGATTTTGTAAACCAGCTGACGCTAATGGACGTAGAAACATAAATGGATATTTGATGTTCTGGGAATTAGCATCCAAATAATCAATAGCACCTTCAGCAAACATCTTTGTTGGGATATGTGCTGTAGCTGCTGCGTCGAATATTTCTACTATTTGTTTATACGTTTTCATTGACTAACTTTTCTACATATTGTCTATTAACCATATATTGGGCACAAATGCGGTCCATTGGACGTCCGTTCTTTACATCATTCAAAATACGCTTATCCATTGGAGATAAGGGTGATACTGATGTTACTTTAGTCGCCTTTAATTTTTTATATTCTGTTTTTGCTTCCATATTTTGTGAACCGACTTTACCTAATTCGTTTGTATTGTCGTTCGTTTGCTTTTCTAATTCGTTCATCTCTTGCATTTTTATCTTGTTCATATGCTAAATAGTTCAAAACAAAGACGAAGTTTAATTCAGGAATTGAAGTATCGCCTGTGATTGAAAGGATGGATGTTGTAGCGAGGTAATGAATTGTGCCAAACCACCCCCAATGTTCATTGAAGCCATCCGTTGGTTCATCTCCTTCATCTTCTCCTTCTGTTGTTTGGGGTCCATTGAAGAGAGACTCGAACTTAAAGAGGAGTTGCTTGCGAGAACTAAAAAAAAACTTAACGCACCTAATGCTATGCTGGCTGGGATTATTCCTAATAATTCAGCTTGTTCACCTCGTTTACTACTATCGTATTTTTCTAATTCATAGTATTTGAATAGATTTTCTGCTTCACCCATCTTAACCTTGAATGTATTTTTGAACGCCCATTTTACACCTCCAAACTTATGTTTAGTGATGGGGCGATATAAAATAGCCATTATTTCTTCGAGGTTTTCAAGCGGTTTTTTTGACAGCCTCTCTAAGTCCACATATTCACCCAATGTCATTTTTGATATCGATGAATAGCCGTATAATTGTCCATCTAATTCAAATACAGGATAGAATGATGGTTGTAAATCTGTAAATGCTTCTAACACTTCAGAATATACTTGTTTTAATTCCATTGGTTTCCATTCCATAATTTCATCCTTAGTTTTATCACTAAGAATAGAAATCATATAAACCATTTTTTCACTTTCACTTAGGTGTTCAAGCGAATTAAATTGTTTCCAATGTTTAACAGATAGATACTCTGGAATGTTTAGTTGTATTTCCATATAAATAAATATTGTGGTGGGTTAAAATCTCCTCGATAAGGTTATTCTAAGATTTCACCTCCATTTTTTACTATCCATTTGTTAAGAACATTTTGAAATTCTTTATTCATAGCTTCCTTTTCCTCTAATGATATAGATTCGTGATTAAGGAATTGTTCTTTAGAGATTTCTTCTCCCTTATTATTATATACTTTGAAATTATTTTTTTTCATTATTATAGATTATTAAAATCGGTTCTTACTCTATCTTCATCATCAGCATAAACACTTTTTGTTATATTGTGTCTACTATTACTTTTATTACGAGGAACAGCTGTAGCAATAGCATCTTGTTCAGCCCAAAACTCGATTGTAACTATTGGGTTATTTTCAAATTCCTCTATACTACTACAATCTACAGAACATAATATACCTCCATTTGCATTGTGTTTTTTGAATACACTTTGGTATTGGTCATCATTCAAATCAAATGATAGTAAAGGATATTTTCTATTACGTTTGTTTTGGGTTTTAATCTCGTATAGTTTATTTGTTTGTGATACCCAATCACCTCTATGTTCTATAGATTCATCTACTAATGAACCACAAAATGCTGATAATACAGCTATTTCACCACAATATCCTAAGAATGTCCTTAGTTCACTATCTTGGGGTGTTGCTGCGTTTTCTTTTTTGAATTCAGGACCAAAGTAAGTATCAGCTTTAGCCCATTGAATTTGTCTATGTGTTAATTTGATTTCCATTACGTTTTGTTTTTATATTTGTGACGGATATAAATATGTGGGTTTTTTTTTAAGATTAAAGAATGCCCTATAAAAGGGCATCCCTAAGAAATGAAATGTTACAAAACCTTTATTCATCATTAGAGTTTAAGGCTACACTCCAAATCTCTGTTAATTTATCATCACCATCTGTATAATAGGAATCATACCAAAATTCGAATAATTTTTCTTTTTGTTGTTTTTCTTGCTTTGTCATAGTTTAATGTGTTAACGTTATTACGCTGGGTAATATCAAAAATGTGGTTTTATTCTTGATTAGTTAACTTCTTCTCTACTTTTTCAGCAATATCAAAATCTCCATCTTCAGCATATTGACTAAATGCCATTGCTACACCAATTACTTCGGTTAATAAAGCATCATTGCGATTTGTAAGCGACATATATTCTAATGCTGCCTTCAAACTTGATTGTCGAATGATAGAGGAGTGGTTGTTGTTGTTGTTGTAAGCCATTATTATTTGTTTTTTACAATTTTATAGATTAAATAAGAAATAACTACCAATACTACAATGGTAATTCGGTTTTCAGGCTGTGATAAAAATTCAATCATTTGTGACATTTTTTTATTATACCCTAATATACGAACCCTATTTTAGGGAATCACGTTTAAGCAAAAGAAGTGCCGAGGTAATGTCACAAACCTCGGCACGTAAATAGAAGGGTAAAAAACACTCGTATAGATTCACAATGGCGTATGGAAAATAAAACCCCCTCTATCTTTTATACATATTGATTTTGCTTTACGTTACCACCAATGTATATCTTACTTTTACCAAATCCAAGGTCATTACGAGATAGATTTGCTAACCATAAACTATCTACAATATCGTCGTGGTATCCATTTGGATGGCTGAATGATAATTTACCATTGGTATTTACTCTATAGGTGTATGCTGATAATTCATCGTAGCATTCACCCATCAATTTTTTACTTGGAAGCATTACTACCCCCTGTTCTATATCATCAATTAACTTACGAACACCCGTAGTTTTACTATCTTGGGTAGTTACAAATCCCTTACATTTGATATTTTCACTCCGTATAAGTTCATACAAAGCTTGTCCAATGCTGTTTGTTTCAATATAGCCTCCTCTGACATTGTATCTTCTAAGAGTAGTGACGATATCCTTTCCAGCATCTGCAATCGATTTCCCGTTGAATCTAAGAATCTTTGCTGCACGTCCCGATTCATCAAGTATGGTGCATACTGTATAGTCATTAGACAATCCAGTGTCAAGTCCAAAATAATATTGTTTATTTCGTTGCGGTTCTTCCCATTCATTTAATATACATACACTATCTAAACCCCTAAATACGTCATTGGTTGCTTCACTAAATTCAGCTAAGTATTCTTGTTTGAATATGTCTGTTGGAAGTGATTTATATTGTTCGTCAATAAATGTTTGGGAAATATGTGGATTATCCGTGGATATACCGCGAAACGAAATGTGTTCACCGCCCTCGTTGCTTCCCTTTAGAAACGTTGTATAAAACCAATTTTTAGATTTAGGTGTAGATATGATTAAACATTTTTTACCAATGGCTGATAGCGTAGGATATATCGCTTCATTCATTGCTTCCTCCCTAATAAAAGCAGCCTCGTCTACAACGATGTAATTAAAACTGAAACCTCGTATTGAATCATAACGTTCCGCTGATAGGAATTGTAATGTAGAACCATTCACAAACGTCATAGTAAGGTCTGCCTTATTAGAGTGAACTATTAGTTGATGTGCCGCATCACTTAGTTCTTGGAATACTTTTTTTGCTTGGTTATAGATGGGGCTTACCCATCCACCTTTTTGATTTTTGGTTTTTAGTAACCAAAATAACATTAAATTCTGTCCAAGTAATGACTTGCCAAACTGACGACCGCAGCTAACCACACCAAACTTATGGTTACTATCAGCAAAGCCGTCAATAATTTTTTTCTGTCCACTATGCGGAGAGAATAATGTTACTTTCATTCTGGTTGTTCATCACCTGGGTCATTGCCCCAATTTAGTTCAATATGTCCCTCGATTTTAGCCTCGATTTTTTCAACATCATTACCTGTATACTTCATAATTTGGTCTACAGCACGTTGTCTAATTTTTTCATCATCGCTTGCTAATAGGGAGATTAGTTCATTTACAGCTGGGTCTAATTGTCTTTGTAATTTCTCTCTCCAAGTTTCTTGGTAATGTTCTGTAGATGAAGCCCAATACGCTGAATATTGCTGTTCTGATTTATCCTTATATGTTTCGTGACAATAAGCAATCCACTCCCTAAACATAATAGGGCGTTCACTTTCATACCTAAGTTTATAGCATTTAGCTACACGTAGGTCGGTTTCTGCTTTAGTTAATTTATGTCCTGGCATCTTATATTTAACTTATAGGTTTTTCCATTTATTTAAGTTAGGTTTCAATTCCTGAATCCAATGTGTTTCACGTTCAAATATCATTTCCTTATCACACGTCTCCAATACATCAAAGCTAAATGCCTCCCATCCATACTCCTTTATCAATTTAGATAGACGTTGTTGCTTACTTACACCTACGTTTCTACTATGTTTATATTTTCTTTGACGCAAGTTAGATGAACAACCAATATACTTGTCATCTGTTAAGAGACATTCGATTATATACACTCCACTAACAGGTGGTATTTTTTTATTTTTATGATTACCAGGGTATTTTTCTGGGTTTTCATTGTAGTATCGTTTCATATAATATTGATATGCTATAGGGTCCTTAGCAATATGTTCTTGCACCCTATTATAGCTACAATCTCTACAATATGATTTTTTAATACCATTTTTTTTATCGCTGTAATGGAAATCCTCTATTGGTAATTCCTTATTACAATCTTTACATATCTTCGTTTCCATTTGTGACATTTTTGCGTTTATATTTGTTATCCAATTTACTATATAAATCATCAATAGGCAAGTTATTTTCAATCCTATATATAACTTCTTCTTGATTTAACGTTTGTCCTCTATATCTGGTATCCCACGTTTTAGTTAAGAAATATTTTTTAATCGTTCCACTCCTACCACTTGTTTTTTTTCTATCTGTTTTACGCATTAGCTACCTCCTCGATTTCAGCTTTATATTGTGAATACAATGATTCACTTACTTTAGATGCTGATACCCATTGACAACTACAGCTGGGGATACCTTCGTTACTACCTTTAATTAAATTAAATAGTTTTAGGTGCTGTTGTATGCTTGCCCTATCAACACGTTTACCTATCCACTTTGGATATTCATTGATTATCCATTGGGCATCTTGTTTACTTAAATTATTGTTCGGCAACATATCGTAACATTTTATGTATTAGTAACGCTAAAATACTTGCTATAATCGCGTCAATTAGGTTTTGCGTATAAGCTAATGTTCCCCAAAAGGCAAGGCATTTAGGACACGTAAGTAACAATGATGCCTTAGTTGCCCAAAACATATTGTATTTAACACACCAACGTATATACATATCTACAATCCATTCACGAATAGTAGTTAATGGTTCAAAATACCAAGTAATAAAATTACTTAATAGTGCTATCGATATCAATGTCTCCGTTACCATTACTGAATAGTTTTTTATTTAATATTTCATTCTCCCAAATAATAAATTCAAACATATAGTTATCCTCTACAAATTGTTTATATTTCTCGCAATCAGTCATTCTTCAATTCTTCTAAGTATTCTCTAACATAACGACGAATATTGCCTTTAAGGTGCTTTTCTCTTGTAACTAATCTTTCAGCAATATTGTTTACTTCTTTCTTCAAATCATCAATCTTGTCTTGTAAATCTAAATCTATTTTACGTATTTGTTCTACATAATGTGGGTGTGGTTCCATTTTAGGCGTAAATACGCGTTTAATACGCGTTTTAATCGCATACCAATACTTAGGCATATAAGGTAGTGATGTTGTAACAATACTGCTTAATATCGCAGTAAATACAATAATAAATACCATAAAAGGAAAATACATTATTTCTATCATTTTAGTGTTTTTTTAGTTTAACATTCCTTACAATACTCTCTTACATAATCTAAACCATAGTTTATATCCTTCACAATATGGGTTTTAGAGATTTGATAAAACTTATGGATACGTTGTATAGACCATTTTTCAATAAAATGTTTTTCCAACAACGTTCTATGATAAAATCCTAACTCCACCATACTATCCTGAAGACATTTAGATAATCTCTCTATCATATCATCATATGGTTCCTCTACTCTCTCTAAGATACCTATACCACTAAATGAACCATTGAACTCGTGTTCGCTATTATGGGTATAGTTTTCTCGTGCTTGCATCCTCTCGCGACGATGGAGACGATAGAATGGTGATGTAGAGGAACGTAGTTGCATCCCACACCCAGTTAACACATACCATCTTAACTTATCATCGTCTACCATTTGGGTGATTTTGGGGGCTGGGAGATTATAGAGGTCGAGGAGGCAATGGTGGAGTAAATCTTCAGCATAATCTTTCATCCCATCCTTAGCGATATTTTGTTTCACTTCACCCAGCAACCACCCATACCACTCTTCCACATACTTATTTATTTTATCTTCTTTACTTTTCATAGTATTTTATTTACCTATATCTCCAAGGTTTACGGAAGTCGATATGCCGAATAATCTTAGAGATGTAGGGGTGATTGGGGGTGCTATTTTATTTAGAATCCTAACCCATCCAAATCTCCATTATCTGTTGGTTAGTCGAACAGATACCCTTGATTTAGATTGGAATGTTTAGCTACATTCCCCGCTACCTAAGGCCCATCACCCCCTTAGTTTACGTTGTGCATTTCAGCACTATATGGGAAGGTTATGAATCATTCGTTCACTCTCTTCATATGGCTAAGCCCTTGTAATACTTGCCATACGTCCATAATTATATGAATTTTTCCTTAAAGTCGCACGTTTAAGTGAAAGAAATATAAAAGAAGGATTAAATGCCGCATTTATGGAGTTAAATGCCGTTATTATTTAGCTAACAAAAGTGAAAGCCCCTTCTTTCGAAGGGACCCACACGTTACACATAGGCGGTTGCCTACGTTATCTAAATATGTTTTTAATGTTTCTTTACGCGGGATTTTTCGCGGGCTATCCACCAATCATATAATCGCGTTAGATTTAGAACTACGCCTGTTAAAACGAGGAAAAACGTTACTATATTAGTGTAATCCATTATTACAGCACCTAACGCTGTTATAGTTGTAAAGTTAGCTAATGTGTCTTTTATTGGTTCCATCTTAGTAGTGTCCGTATTTGTCTTGTAAATATGTTTCTAATAAAGCACAATCACCATCACTTAACATACTATCATAAATGATAAGTTCAGCAATATCAGCAGCAATATAAGCATCATTTTGCCCAATATCAACAAACAATGACATACGTGGATTAGCTGTTGTAGGTGTGTTAGGTGCTGAACCCCAACTTGTTGCTGTTTTGGCAGAACCATTTACTCTTAGTTTAGCATATGTTGCTGGAGTAGCTTGGGCATTCTGCCAATCACTCCATCCACTAATAGCTGTATAGAATGTGTTATTTGAATAGACATTTGAAGTATCCTTAAATCCACCATTTGCGTAGTTGTCTGTAGCAAAGTTGATGTAACCATCTGGGTATTGTTGGAAGTTAAATGATACAGATGTTTTACCACCTCCACCTTGTGTAATCCAAGCACCCCAAGTTCCACCTTGAATAGTAGTAGTTCTACCTACCGTAACAATCGTTCTTGTATTGTTGATATTTGCTGGAACCCAAGCTTTATCACTACCAACACCAAATCCAGCTGCGTCTTGAATCTGTAAGTATGCGTTATTAGCTGCTGCTCCTGTTCTTGTAAATGATACAGCCTTTAAGTTATTGATAGCTGCGATGTTAGATGTTAATGTAGGTTCTCTACCTGTATCAGCATTGGCATAATAACCATTGCCTGATTGGTCAGCCCATACTTCAATATCTGTTCCTGTAGCTGTAATACCTGTTTGGGCATCCCACCAAGCAACCATTCCAGCAATATCTGATGGAGAAAATGGGATTGCTGATACAGCTTGTTTAGCAAAAATAGCTGTTGGTGTAAACATATTATACTAAGTTTTCGATTTGGTTTGCGTAAAGTTTACTTGAATCAAATGAAATCATTGATACAATATCTACAGCATTAGAAGCTGCTGAACCTGTGTATGATGAACCACTTGGGAAGGCAAAATCACTACTAAATGAAATCGTGCCATATCCTGTTCCTGGCTGTAATACTTTAAGGTTGATTGTTTGACCTGCTTGTAGGTTAGTTGCTGTGATGTGTGTATCACTTCCACTTACAAGTGTAATGTCAAAGAAGTTAGCAGCACTACAATCGATTGAACCTGTATTAGAACCAATCAATAATGAACTAACATTACCATTTACACTACCTGTGATGTGTAAATCACCATTAAATGAAGATTCACCATTTGTATTTACACCACCAGCAAATGTTATATCTTGTGACGCTGTAGTAGCTGTCATAGCAGATGTTCCATTGAAACGTAGGTCAAATGCGTATGAACCTGTAGCACGTGCTAATCTACCAATAGCTAAGCTGGAATCGGTTTGTGCTGATGCTTGTGAACCAATAGCAATAGCGTATGTTCCTCCTGTATTAGTGTCTCCACCTAAAGCAAGAGTTTCACTACCACCTGATGATTGTGCGGCACGTCCTAATATAGTTCCACCATTTGTAGAAGTAGCACCAAATCCTATACTTGTTCCATAGTTAGTTGAAGAAGCACCTCTACCAATAGCTATTTCTTGAATACCATTGGTTTGTGCACTTTGACCAATAGCAACACTCCAATAAGTTGCTGTAGCACTTTTACCGATTGCAATAGCATCATCGTTACCTGCTGATACAGAAGCACCATCACCTAATACGATTGAACCTGAAGCGGCTGCTGTAGCTGGGTTTGTAACTAAGCTATCAGAGTTTTTCATTGAATCAGGGGCACTACCTGCTACTAAACCAGCAGCACCTCCTATTAAATAAGAAGCTGTTACCGCAAAAGAAGCTGTTGTTGCAGTATCTGCATTACCTTGTAGATTAGCGATTACATCTCCAGCAAACGTAACATCCTGTGATGCTGTTGTAGCCGTCATTATAGACGCGTTATTTACGCGAATATCCATAGCATAGCTACCTGTTGCGAGGGCACCTCTACCAATTGCTAATGTGTAGTTACTTGTTCCAGCATCAGCACCAGCACCTATAGCTATTTGGTTAGCACCATTAGCCCTCGCACTTCTACCTACAGCTAAACTAAATGTTCCACTACCTGTTGCTTGGGCATCGTATCCAAAAACATCATTTAAGAATCCAGCTTTAGAATCTCTACCAACGGTTGTTCCATTACCACTTTGAACGGCACCATTACCAATAGCTACACCAAAATCACTCGCATTAGCACTTTTACCAACAGCTGTAGCGGAACCTCCTGCTTGGGAACTTTCACCTACAGCAGTTCCGTATTGATTAGTTGAAGTTACATCAGCATTGTAACCAATAGCTACGTTACCATAACCAGCACTATTAGCATTTTGACCAATAACAACACTCGCATCATAAGAACCTAATGTTTGGTCTGTAGCATAATATGTTGAACCACTAAGTTTAAGATGTCCTGCGTTTGCATCAACAAATGAAGCAGTTAATGCGTATGAAGCTGTAGTAGCTGTATCAGCGTTACCTTGTAAAGCACCAATAAATGTAGGGGCTGTAATATTATCTTGTGAATCAATAGAACCTGTTAAAATAATGTCTCCACCAGCAGAGGTTAAGAGAATATCACCTGTT